GCCCTTACCTACGATAAGGTCCGCAGGTCCATACCCTGTTGCTGCAACATATTGAAGATGCGTTCCGGAATCTGTAAAAATATTACCGTCTGCATTAATTACTAGGCCATCAGTAATAGCCCCCGTTGCTGCGGTTACATCAATAGTTTTAAAACCATTTTCGGACCGGACTGGCCCATTAAAAGTTGAATTTGCCATAATTTCCTCCTGAGGAAATAAGTTCTATCATCTTGGCTTGTCTGCTAGGTCAGTTGATAGAACAAAAATAATGAGTCCTAGTATTTTTGATTGTATAGCACTCCCCTATAAAAGAAAAGGGACCCGAAGGTCCCTTTAATTTATTCAAGTAAATGAATTAAGCTCCTGGAGAACCAAAAATTCCTCTCCAATCACTAAAACCAAAACTGTACCTTTCTCTGGCTTTGTATCGAACATTACCAGTTTCGAAGTCGCCTTCCATGCTGGTAGATACAGCCGTTCTAACAAAGTGTTTAAGTCCATTAGGCACGTCAGTTTTAATAAAGAAAGCATCGGTATCTGTTAGATAATGATTAACAACATAGCCTTCTGAGATCATTCCCATATTTCTAATTGCATTAATATCATTATCTGAAGAACCAACTCTTCCTGGAGTTTCCAACAACCTATCTGCTACAAATTGCAAAGCAGGCGGAATAATTAATTTCCGTGCTTGTGCGTTGACTTTAAGGTTTCTTTCATCTTTGAAGTCAGCAATATCAATTAGTGCTTGTTCAAGTGAAGTTTCATTTAAGTCAGCTGCAGTAGACAGCTCGTTTTTAAGATTCACGTTAGCAACTGTAGGGTGCGCAGTAGAACAAAGCTCTACTCCATCACCGCCAACAAATGAAGAACTAAATGCATTATTCAATACATTAGCTGCTTTTACTTGTTTAGTCTGTTGCATTGACCGTGCTAAAGCTCTTGTGTATCGTGAGGAAAGCGTATCGTAGAGATTATCTTCGATCGCTTCTTCTGTCAACGCAAAAGCAAGGGCAACGGTTTCGTGTGTATAGCGCGAAGTAAAAGATTCTTGAGCTGTGTCATAAATGACCGCAGCACCCTCACCTTTAGTCGGCGCTTCTCCAAAGCCACTCAACATTACTTCTTCCTCAAAAGCTCGTTCAGAACTTTCGGTGTCAAAGATGTCTTCGTGCTCATTGTTGTACTTTTCATACTCTAATCCAAAAAGAGCATGGAGTCCCGGTACTAGTTCTTTAACTAGCTGAGCTCTATTAATCGCCATTATTTATGCTCCTTTAGATTATACAGCAAATGTGTTAGTCGGGAACGTGAACAGTCCTCTCGCATTAGCACCTATTGAATTGCTAGGTTGCGAGGCAAAGCCTACGTGTAACGCTACACCACTTGATGTTGTTGCTGTGACCCCTTCCTTTGATCTACCGTTGACAGTACTGCCCGCAGTAGTAGAAAGAGTATATTTAGAGCCGATAAAACTTACGGCTGGAGTTCCAGCTGTAAATTGAGCTTCGTAAACGATTCCAGGATCGCTATAAACGAGAGCTTCTGCATCGGCGCTCCCTTGTGTTGCAGTATCAGCAGTCCAAACTTTCGAGAAAGTTGGAGTGCCATCAGTCGCCGTAAAAAATACCCCGTAAAACACACCTATGGGAGTGCCTGTCGCCGTGCCTTGAATAACATAACCGCTAGATAGATTAACTACATCACCTGAAAAGATAGATGCGTCAGTTGCACTTGCGATTCTCATTTTAGCAGGACGAATAACACCACCGTACATATGATACGCGGGAGTAAAGCCATTAGGCGCGTCTGTATTAGCCATAATTATCTCCGTTGATTAAATAAAGTTAGGTTATTATTAATTTCCTTTGTCGGTAGTATTTTTACTACCGAAAGCAACTTTTGAAGACCTTTGGATATCGCTATCTTTTATAGGCATTCTAGGGTCGCTTTCTCGCATAAAGTTGTGATCTACACCGTCCATAGCTGATTTTGCTTGGCCTTGAAAATAAGCTGTTCGCTCATCTGCGGTTTCGACTGGAACTTTAGCAAGGATTAATCCTCCGACACCTATGACTCCAGAGTTACTACCACTATCAATAGTGGGGGCTTCAAATTCAGGAAAATCTTCTGCTCTTACAGGTTCATATCCTTCTCTAATACGTTTAGACATATTAGATTTATCATCTTGTCCTCTAGTAGCTTCTCTTATCCACCGGAATTGGTATCCCGGAGGTGGTTCGGGTGCATCTAACATAGATGGTGGTGCCCAAGGCTTTCTGCGAATTTGAGAGTTTCGTGTCTCTGCAGATCGTGATTTACGATCAGTTTTATCTTCGGTCATTTTATTATACTCTGTCGATATGCTTAGCATATTCTTCAAGAGGCACATTCAGTCTTTTAGCTATTGCTACTTGACTGGGTGATAGCCTGATTTTGCGTGACGATTTTTTACCACTAGCGCCTCTGCTAGAAGCAGCAACCTGTTGCACGGGGGCAGATTGATTTTCTAAAAATTTGTGTGGGAAATTTTCTTGCATTTTTTTATCAACTTCAAAATAATAAGTGTCCGAAGTTGGGTCTATCCCATTTTCGACAAGTTCCTTATGTATTCCAAATGCTGCAAATGTCATTGCTTGGTCATCTCCAAACCATTTATTATTAGCCGCCCATTTTTCTGCTTTTGGGTCTGGCCCGGTTGCTTGAGGCTGTAAAGTAGGCTGATAAGCCTGAACAGGAACTTCCTGTTCTTTATTTCTTTCTCGAACGTGTTGCTGAGCAGACAACCTTTTTAGATTTTCTGCTTCGGCACTTACTCGAGAAAGTTTTTCAGTTGCGTTAACAACCGCCTCACTATCTCCTAAATCTTGAGCCTCTTTTAACCGTATTCTAGCTCCTTCAATTTCGGATTGTACTCTATTGTCATACTCTTTGAAAAGGGAGGAGTCTGAATTCTTTAGTTTTTCTTTTAAATGTGTTGCCGTTTGATTAACACTTTGAGCATAATTAACAGCTTCATCTCGCTGTCTTTCTGCTTCTCGCATTTTATAGGTAAGCTTATCAATACGTTTTTGTACTGAATCGCTTATCTCATCAAGCTCGTCTTTAGGTTTAACTTCTACTACGTGTTTTTCTTCAATAATAGAATCGTCAACATCTGCTGCGTGTATATCAACCTCCCCTTCGGGAAGTTCTAGTTCTATTCGCTCTGCTTCATTGTTTTGCATGAGTTATCCTCAAGATCATTATGACAGGATTGCTTCAGGGTCGTCTATGCAGGCTAAGATTTCATCATCATTTAAAAGACGCATATCGCCACCTTCTATTTGAAAACGAGCACCAGCATACCTGCCAAAGATTACCCAATCGCCTTTTTTACACCAAGCCCCTTCAGGAAACTTATGCATATCGCTATACGCATCAGGTCCTAAATCGACAACATAGCCAACAACAGTTGCAAGTCTTTCCTTATCAACGGTAGCTTTAGCTAAATGTATGCCACCTTTAGTTACTGTAGATTGTGTAAAAGGCAATATTAAAATTCGATACCCCGTAGGACGTGGTAACGATTTTGCATGAGAGTCTAAATTTTCAGGAGTAATTACGGGTTCATCTGCTGTTTTAGCAGCAAAACCGTTACTTCCAAAATTATCGACTCTATCCGGAACAATTTTACTTTCGACTTTACTAGTCATTTGCATCCTCCATATTAGAATGTAAAGTTTGAATTTCTTGTTCACAAAAACTCAAACCTGCTATTTCACCAACTATTCTTTGGTATTGTTCAAAATTCTCAACACTTCCAGAGGCCAGTGTGTGCGTAAGAGCTTCTTCTCTCTCACGATATTTGCGGAGCAAATGCTCCGTAGCTAAGATATAGTCCACTTATTTAATAGACCTATACCAAAGAAGTCCTTTAGTTTGCCCATACGCCGCTTTAACTTTAGCTTTTTCTGGCTTGTCTAAACAAACGCCTTCTTTAATAGATTGTGTTTTTGTACTATCTGCAAAAGAAGGTGTACTAGGCTCAGCTTTGTTAGCTCTTTTAGACGGTGACGGGTAACTTTTTGTTTTTTCGTAATACTCTCGCATTATTTTTCTCCGTTTTGTTTTCTACTATCTCGAACCGTTTTAACTAGTTCGGTATAGTTCTTTTCAGCATCAGCTTTTACTTTTTGCTCAAATTCTTGTAACTCTATAGCAGACTTAGTATCTTGTACTCTTAAATCCGCTTCTATTTTTTCACGTTTAATCTGCGCATCTAGCTGTGCTTTAGCCATGCTAATTTCTGCGTCGCGTGTATCATCTTGTGCTTTTTGCGCTAGCTGTTCTTTTTCAAGCTGAAGTTGTGCTTCAAACATTTGACGTTGTGGGTCTTGTTGAGCGGCTGCTTGTGCTTGCGCCAACGCTTGCGCTTGCCCTGTAACCTGTTGCGTAGCTTGAGCGGCCAGCATAGCAATTTGATTCATTACTTCTGGAGGCATTTGTCCCTCTTCCATTTGCGGTAGCGGTTGCCCCATTGCTTGCTCTATTTGTTGTCTATACAACATTGCCTGATGCTCTTGGATATTTGCTGATATTGCCTGCATAGCCGAAGGATTTTGTTGAATCATCGGATTTTGCATAAAAGCTGAATGAGCTTGCACATACGCTTCATGATTTTGAAACGGATAAGCTTTTATAGGATTACCTGTCATTGTTGCTTGCTGTTCACTAACAGGATCGCGAGGAGGAACTTCTGCTTCAGGAGGTAATAACGCATCAATATCTTTAATATTTAACGCTATGTACATTTTTCTGTAAGATTCTCTTAAATCATGCAGTTCGGGCGCAGCTTGTGCTAGTTGTAACTGGGTTTGCGCTAAAGTAATTCTTTGCGTCATACTGAAGATATTAGGGTCACTTACAGGTACAACGTCTACAGAACTGTCAAAATCTTCTCTAAATACGTTTTTTGAAGCGCCGTGAACTTGATAAGGATATTCAGGCGGTAAAAACTGTCCAAATACCCTTTTTAAGATTTTAAACTCGGTTCTTTGTGCATAATGGAGTCTTTTATGGATTGCGGACATTACTCGCTGTCCTTTCTCCATTAACGCTACGGTTGTTCCTACAGGAGCTTCAGAGTTGCCGTCCCCCGTAGGACTTTCTACTGTAGCTGCAAATCGTTTACCTGAGTCAACTAAAGCCCCTAATAAACTGGTTAAAGTAGCGCTAGGCTCTTTATACGGCAATGGAAGGAAAGCATCTTGCAATCTTCCGCCGGGAGCATCAACATCTCGCCATTCTCCAGGTTGTAACGGGTCGTCATGGCGTTGAATATTCAATCCGCGTGATTTAAACCCTGCTGGAAGGTTAGCCAGTGTTCCTGCATCTATTAATTGACGCAAAATCGCCGTAACTGACTTAGTTAAGCCGCCCATCATGTGAATTAAGCCAAAACCGTAAAACCCAAGACCCGGAAGAAATTTATAATGCGTAAAATGCTCAATTTTCTTCTTCATCGGGTCGTTTTCGTTGTAATTCGGCCTAATTGCAAGTATTTTGCTGTTATCTTTGCAAATAGTAACTACGTACGGAAGGGCTACTCCCGTTTCTTCATCATTTTCGTCTAAATCTTGATGACCTTCTAAATCTAAGTCTACGTGTATCTCTAATAGCGTATATTCTTCGTCAGTTATCGTTCTAGTTAGCCCTTGTAGTTCGTCTAACTTTTCAGCAACTTCTGTTATGTCTTCTCCGCTTCCAGGAGACATCATTTCAATGTTTTTATAGAACCCTGACTGCTGTAATTTACGTACTTCATTCTCATTCATGTGAATTACATGAGTAATTCGAGGAGAAGTTAACAAATCTACAGCGTAATAGGGAACAACTAGGTCTTCTGACTTAACAAAACGCGCTACAGCACGACCAACAGAAGGATCATAGTAAACTTTTTTAAATGCAGACCCGGATAAAGGCAGATAAAATAAAAGCTGATCCATTTCAGGGTCATATTCTTCCATTTTATAGGTTATTTGGTAATTCATGAAGTTTTTAACACGATTAGCTTTTTCTAGTTTAGCGTCATCGGTTATGCCTAAAACTTCGGTATCTACTGGGCCTCCAGCGGGCAACATTTCTTTGTATGCCTGTGCTTGAAACTGAGTTACTGCTTCTGCAAGAATTGGATGATGTACGCCCGAAGCGCCAACAAAGGGTTGGGTCCTAGAATCAGAATTAACCCCTAATAAATCTAAACCTTCGACGTATGTTTGAAACCAATCAATTCTAGAGGCTAAATCGTCCTCAAAAGAACCAATTAATTCAGTTGCTATCGTGTTTAGTTCTCTCTCATCTAAAGATTCTGCTAAGTTTTCTCCAAACTTAGACGGTTTTTCTTCAGGCATATCGCTAGCCCTGATGATAGAACCGTCAGGCTGAACAAAAAGATCCGTTTCTTCTTCCGGTTGTTGCATAATTTCAAGCTCAATTTCTTCTTGAGAACCCGGAACTACGGACAACATTTGTTTTTCAATAGCCATGTGAACGGATCATAGTATGATTTTGACTAATAATAAACCTTTTCTCTTTCATAATAGTTTTCTTCCTCAAAATAGTCACTGGTTAATTGTAAAAAACCACCTTCTCTAAACCGTGCTAAAGCTAATGTTGTTGCATCAACTAAGTCATCATTTTCTCCTGAAGGAAAATCTGAGACTTCTTCCATAAGTTCTTCACCAAAACGGTTATCAGGAACCCAAACACGTCCGTCTTGAAAAATAGGCGATACTGAGTTTAATCTAGCAATTTTATCTTGACCTTTTCCTGGAGAAAAAGTATTAACAGGAATACCGACTCTACGGAGTTCCTGTACTAATGGAATACCGCTGGCCTTTGCTTCAATAATTACTGTGTCCGGATTCCAATATTCGTATAAACGCAAAGCTTCTGCTTTTAATTCAGGAAAATCGAAACGTTCTTTTATACAGTCTATTAAAATTAAATGCGCTTCGTTTCCATGATACATTTCTTCCCCCTTCTTTCCCTCAGGGTAAAAAACTCCCCAAGTGGTTATCGCGGTAAAGTCAGCTCTTTCGCTTTTTAAGAACGCAGTATCGTAAGACTGTATTAGGTAATCACATTTTGGTGGTTTATTTTCATCCCAAACCTTAAACCAATCTTTAGGAATTATAGAAATACCTTCCCCGGTAGGTCTTTGCATATACTGTGCGGCCCATTTAGAAGGGCTGACAGATGCTTTAATACTTTCCAGTTCTTTTAGTTTCCAATACTCTTCCCATAAAGGCTTACCACTGGGCAATATAGCAGGAAACTCTATTATCTCCCATTGATCAGATCCTTCGTCTTGTGCCATTTTCCGTGTTAATCTACCCGTTAAGTCTTTTTTATTCCAACGAGTCATAACTATGACGATTGCTCCCCCCGGCTGTAGCCTTTGACGAGGTCCTGACATAAACCATTCGTACGCTTCGTCCATCGCTTTATCGGACATAGCGTCTTGCTCTGAATGCGGATCATCAATAATAAACAAATCCGCGCCACGTCCGGCTAACGCACCCCCAATACCTGCTGCGTAATATTCGCCGCCTTTATTAGTTAACCACTTACCTGCAGAACGGCTGTCTGCTTTTAGTTCGGTGTCTGGAAATAATTTATGGTATTCTTCGGTGTCAATTAAATCTCGGACTTTTCTACCGAAGTTAACTGCAAGATCAGCGGTGTGGGTTGCTTCTATAATTTTTAATTTAGGATTTTTACCTAACAAATAAGCGGGAAACAAATGAGATGCAAACTCAGACTTCGTGTGTCTGGGAGGCATATTGATAATTAAACGTTTTAATTTACCACTAGCAATATCATCAAAGGCTTTAGCCATCTTTACGTGGTGAGCTCCATTAATAAACTCAGCCCAAATAGCTTTAACAAAATGCATAAAGGTACTGGTAGATTCTTCTTGAAACTCACGTTTACTTAACTCTTCTAATAAAACTGTAAACTCTTTAGCTTCAGCTTTATCTAAGTGAGATAGGTCAATATTTTTTAAGGCTTTTAACTTATCGGCATTACTAGTCATCTAGAAATCAAATTCGTCTTGTACTGGTTTTTTATTTAATAAAGTTTCTATGCCCCCTTCAGGTACTGCTTCCCGGACATCGTCTACTTTTTCAAGATTAGCACGTTTAAGTTCTCTTTGAGCTTTATTTTCCATATCCATTGCTCTTTGACGCGCTTTATACGCTGGAGCCCCTTCGCCTACGTTAATAGCAGCATTTTCTCTAGCTATCGTAGTTCGGGACTGTCTAATTATTCTGTGAAGTTCTGCTATTCTCTCTAGTCGAGTAAGCGCACCAAGGCCCGGAATTATTCCTGCGGTCTGCAAAGCAGCCGTGCCGTAATT